GCGAACTACCCGCATGGCTGACGTTGTGGGAGTACCTTTGCAGCCGCAGAAAAACCATAATTGGCGCAAGTGTGCTTTTTTTGCATCATATCAATGGTTTATTTGCAACACCGCAAAATTGACACCGCCAGCGCTGCGCCGCAGCACGTTTTATGCTGCGCTTGCATTGCACGTTTAAGGCGATTGCGCCGCGCTTGATTTGACGCGCAAGCGCCTGGTCAATGCCGCGCAAGCTGGCGAAATATCGCGGCAAATATGCGGGCAAATTTTTTTTGCGTTACGCTGTGCTGTGCTGCGCTGCGTTACGCTGTGCTGTGCTGCGCTGCGCTGTGCTGTGCTGCGCTGTGTTGCGCTGTGTTGCGCTGTGTTGCGCTGCGCTGTGCTGTGCTGCGCTGTGTTGCGCTGTGTTACGCTGTGTTGCGCTGCGCTGCGCCGTGTTGCGCTGTGTTGCGCTGTGCTGTGCTGCGCTGTGTCACGCTGTGCTGCGCTGTGCTGTGCTGCGCTGTGTTGCGCTGTGTCGCGCTGTGTTGCGCTGTGTTGCGCTGTGCTGCGCTGTGCTGCGCTGTGCTGTGCGTTACGCACAAAAAAACCGCGCATGATAGCGCGGCGCGTATAGGCAACAAAAAAGCCGCGCTGGGCGGCTTAATTGGTTTTTATAAGGTAAAGTGCAATGTGACCAAAACGGCCAGCGCAGCAAGCTTTATGATGCGGTCTATTGTTTCAGCTTCCATAAGTGCCCCATTGTTTCGCGCTCCAAGCGCCATTTTGCAAAATTTGCTTTTCCTTATCTGTGCAAGGAAAAGACCGGCCAATAGCGTCAATTCGCTCGCAATCAATTAAGCAAACAAGCGAGGGATAGCGCGACATGGGATCACCGTTAAACCAAGCGCTGAACTTTGAGGCGCGGCCATCTATTGTGATCTTGTGGAAGTAGTGGGTTGCTTTCATTGTTTCGCCCCTATCAAAAATCTAAGTAAGCATCGCCAGCGATGGTCACTCTTGGGTTATCGAGTGATGCGCCACAAGCTGTGGCAAAAGCTAATAGCTCGCTGTCATCCGCGCAGCTTCCATGTTCGTTTATCCACTCGCCGTGCCAAGTAATGTGCGTGTAATTATCGCGGCGCGTACCGTTAAACATATCTTTTGTTTCAGTATCAATGCCGGTCAATTCCGCAGAAAAACCGCAGTCTTCTGTAATCGCGTTATAATATTCTGCGCGATCATCGAGCTTAAAAAGCTTTGCGTCAGTGTAACCGCCGCGAACGTCAGCGCCGCCGTGAATTTGAAGCAGTAAATACTTTTCTTCGCCCCACTCGCTGTCACGCGTCAATTCTGTGCCTTGTAAAATTTGGCTATGTTTTGAATTCCAATTATAAGTGTTAAATGTTTCTCCGCTTTCTTCAAATCCGCGCGTCTCTAACCATTCCGCGCCAGCCATAGAAGCGCCGTAAAAGCCGCCGTCCAAATCATCAACCGGCATTGCGTTAAATTGGCGACACAAGTCGCACAATTCCAACGCGCCGCCGGTCAATAGGTGGAAAACGTTTACGCAAGGTATTATTTCCGCGATAGTTTCGCCGCCGTATTCTCGTACGTATATTTCCGCTGTCGCGCTTGGCATTGCGCGAAAATCATCAACGGTTTTGCCTATGTTGCGCTGCCAAGCGCGGCCATTTTCGCCGCCGCTGTCTAAAAAATGTTTGCCGGTGTTTTCTGTCAGCATCGCGGCAATGGTTTGCTCAAGTGTTAGTTTCATTTTATTATCCCTCCAATTTGTCAATATTTGCTTTTAGTTTTGCGGCAATGCTCTCAATATCGCGCAAGCTATCTTTTGCGGCTTGCAAGTTATCCGCTTCAATAAAGCCGCGCACCATTAAAGCCGCGCCGTTGATTGCGCCAGCTTGAAAGAGCATTGTTTCCTTGTTTCGATCATAGGCCATTTTTAACCCTCGCAAGTAAGATTAATATAAAAGCCGCCATTGTTAGGCGTCATAAATCCAACGCCGCAAGCATCCGCGAAAAAATCCAAGAGCGCGAGATATGGCGTTGAATAAAGCGCCGCAAACATTAGCGCCAAAGCGATAAACCAGAAAGCAAGGTCTCTTATTCTTATTTGATAATCCATTCTATTTTTTCCTTATATATAGCGCGGGCACGATGCCCGCCCCTCGCAAATATATCAAAACGATATCAAAGCAAAGCAAAAAATAACACGCCAGCCAAAACCGCGCCGCGCCGCGCAAAATTTTTGCGCGGCTTTTGCTATTGCGAATTGATAGCAAAACGCAATCAAAAGGTGATTGCATAAATCCCGATAGTTTCAATCGTGCTATTAGTGCGAAAGCTTGAGCGTTTTTGTCGTTTAACCGATTGCGAAAGTTTTTTGCGTGGCAATATTGCAACGCATTAAAATGCCGGGCGCTTAAAATATCATGCCGCAACGCCGCAAAATTCATGCCGCGCCGCAGAAACAAACGCGCAAAAAATCGAGAAAATGGGTGCAAAATCAAAAACTTAGGCACCCCCACGTGGAAAAAGCTCAGCCCCCCACGTGGAAAAAGCTCACCCCCACGTGGAAAAAGCTCAGCCCCCTACGTGGAAAAAGCTCAGCCCCCTACGTGGAAAAAGCTCAGCGCAGTTTTGCCGTGCGCAGCGCCTGCTTCATAGTTTTCTTCAGCATGAGCTTCATGTGCTTGCTGGCAAACTTATTCATCAGCCCGTGGAAGTCTGTTTTCTTCTTATAGCGCGGCATATGGTCAAGTATGTGGAACATCTTCTGCGGCTTGCCCTTGCCCGTCACACGGTAAATACCGCCCGTCTTATTGCCACCGCCAAACTTACCTAAGCTGTGAGGGCCAGCCGCGAAATACCTTACACCGCTTTTGCTGTACGGCTGCTTGATGCCAGCGCTCACCTTATTGACCTGTGACATCAGAATGTTGTTCTTGCTGCCTCCAGTGCGGCTTGTGGGCGTCATAGCCCTGAATATGCCATTGTAGGGTATCTCACGCTCAAAGCGCTTCTCTACGCCCTTTCTGGGACGCAACCCGCCCTTGTCCTGCACCTCAAGGTAATGCTTGCCTACTTGCTTGTCCTTGCGCCTCACAGTCATCACAAGATTGCGCTTCTTGGCTGGCTGAAAGTAAAACGCATTCAGCGTGAAAGCATTTGCGTTTGTAAACTTGCGCTTCATGTCATTCTTGTTGATGCGCACCAGAAACTTGCCGGTTTCATTCATGGCCTTCGATGTGGCAAACGGGATCTGCGTCTGCACCATGTTCGACAGCTTGCGGTTCAGCTTGGCCGTGTCGCCCTTCATCTCAAACGAAAACATATAATACCCCTACGTGGTAAAAGCTCACCCCCCTGCGTGGAAAAAGCTCAGTGTATTTCTTCTATCAGCCCATTGTCTGAGGTAATCATCTTAATCACCACCAGCATTGCAATCAGTACATCCCGCGTCTCAGCATCATCAGCGACACGCTCATCGATAAAGTCGAACACCCTATCTATTTCTTCGGTATCCATCTCAGCGTCATCACTTGGGAACCTTACGATGCTCATCATGCTAACTTCCTTTTCTACATCATAGCACAGGATTGCATAAAAAAAATCCCCCAGCCTAAGCCGAGGGAAGTTGTGAGGCCCAACCACGACAGGGAGGTAACGTGGCAGGGGAGCAGGCGCATCTCTGCGTGAGATGATGCTACTCCTTATGCAATTCATATGCAAGCGCCAGATAGCCTATGGCGTCTGCAATGCTATCCTTGTGATAATCACCCTTCGCTAATCGGCCAAGCTTCAGATCAGCCATCATAATGCAAACCTCATAGGATGACACATAGTTGCCCATGTGCTGCGTCCATCGCTCTGCAATGTTGGCGAAGTTTTCTGATGGTGTGCCATAGTCAGCTTGCCGTTGACCGTGAATGAGATTGCTTGCCTCGCGCAGTATTTCGTTTCGTCTTGTTGGTTGATCCATTCTTCTTCTCCAGTTCATATTTCCGCATCAGTATCAGCCGACGCTCTTCTTCGCTCCACTTGGGTAGATCCACGCCCAGCACTTTTCTGCGATTGGCAAAGCCTTCTAGTTCATCAAGATCGTGGATATTTTTTAGCTTATTCGCCACTGATTTTGTCGCATCACTTTGACTACCGTCGCAGTGTAGCATCCCTAAAGGGATTTGCGACACATACGACGCATGTCTGTCACCGTCGTAGTTTTGCGTCGCATAGCGTCGTAACCGTCGCACTTTATATTTTTTACCGTTTATTACCAATGACTTATAATCATCCGTAAAATGCGACGCTATTCTACGCTCTGTCATTTATCCTCCATTTTGTGCGATTTTGAGATAACACCGATTTTATCGTCATTTTTGTGCATTATGCTCTTATCTATCAGCCCATTTATTGCCCTCGCCCATGCGTCTCTTTTATTGGATACCGTCAGTTTTCCCTCGAAATGTTTTCGCAATTTATCCTCATCTATAATCCAATAAGAGCCACCGGCTGGCCATCCCGCGCCAGATGGATTTACACTTCCCTCACCCTCATCCTTCAACTGCTGAAATGCTTCTAGCAGCTTCTTCTGGTTCCCAGATGGTTTGCCTTTCTTCGCCTCCTTCACATCTTCTTCAGTGGCTTTTTCGATCAGCACGGTTGTTACCTTATCGCCATCCTGATCTATTCCAAGTTCTTCGACGCGAAGTGTAAACGGAAACTCCGCGCCAGTCTCCATGTCGCGCTGCTTGGTGGCCCTAGCAAATCTAATGTCGGTATCCTTGCTTTTCTCAAGCTCAATCTCTGCATCAGTTGCGGCGCGTAGTGAGCTATGCCCGCGAGCACCAGCGGCGGTATCCTTTCCAGAATGATGAACCACCATGACGTGCGACTTGGTGAAATCTCTAAGCTCATCAATGTTAGATATAAAGGCAGTCATATCTTCTGGCCCGTTTTCATTCCCGCCTGCCATTGCCCTTGATAGCGTATCAACAACAATCAACTGCAATGGCGCACCCGCGTCAGCCTCTATCTCCCTGCACAGTTTCCCAAGCTCAGGTAGGCTTTGACTAGGGCGCAGCAAATCGACAGGTGATGGCCGCACGTATAATGGCACGTCAGACCGCCCATAATGCTTCGTGAGCGCGTAGATCCTATTATGGAATGTCAGCCCACCTTCTGTGGCCAAATAAAGCACAGGGCCACCGTCTACGCGAAACCCTTGCCACATATCATTGGCCGCGATGGAAAAAGCCATGTCCAAGCAGATAAATGATTTCCCTACATTCGATGGCCCGTAAACCACTGACATCTGCTGCTTCGCAAGCCACCCTTTTATAAGATAATTGCTCTGCAATATCGGCTGCGCTTGGTCTGGTTTAAATACCGTCTTCAGCAGGCTATCTTCGCTCTGCGGCTCAGGGATTGGCTCTTCTGCTATCTTCTGCAACGCCTCAAATGGGTTATCGTCCTTTTTCTTGCTGCTTGATGGGTTAATCTCTTGGCCATATGCTCTGACAGCATTTTCAATAGACCCGTCATGCTCAAAGTGCGCATATAGTGAAAAAGCATCGCCCCAGCAGTATGCTGCCTTATCATTGCCCTTCTTGTTGCCAATCCCAGCACTGGCGTCAGATCCAGATAAACTGACCCAATGCGTTTCATAGTTGCGCGTTGCGAATGACTTTGTGGATTGATATGGGACTGCGCCATTGCCTGCTCCCTCTTAACTGCTCATATCCATACTTAACCAAAAGATCCTCTATTGAATGGCGAGCGTTAAACTCATCGATAGGCATAATCTGATCTGGATTTTCAGCAAGCTTTCGCTCCCGCTCTTTGCGTCTTGCCTCACGTTCACGCTCAACTTGCGCTAATAGCTCAGCCTCCCTTTCTTCATTCGCAACTGCGCGTATGAATATTGGATGATTATCCCCTATAGACAGCGGGCGATCACTGATCGTCTTGTGCTTATAAAAGAATGGCTGATTATCTTCGCCGCGCAACTCTGGCGGTACATTTGGCAGATAGATGACCTGACCATATCTTGACAAGACAGGATCAGCCTCAATGCCCTTTTCTGCTAGCAAGTCAAATAGAGCGGTCTGAAACTCATTATATGTCTTGCCGATCATTGATTGCGCAGTCGGGATTAATACGCGCCACTTCTTATTCCAATCAGATGAGCTAGAGGAAGAATAGGCGATCATAGCGCAACTGCCAGTAATATCCTTTATGGCATCTATGATATGGTCTAACTCGTGGTTACCGTCATCGATGTCCACTGCAAGCATGTGGAATTTACCACGCTCTTTTTGCGCCTGATGCGATCTACCATCATGCTTCCTATAGCTGGATGGTATTATGAATGAAGCGTCAAGCTTTGGCTTGCACTGCGGCTCGTTTACCAATTTGGCTATCTCTTTCCACCCAATTCCATCATATTCCTGATCTGGATGGTCAATCTTTGTATCATAGCTCCCATGAGCAACTAAAAACTTATCATTCATTTTGACTGCTCCACTAATACAGATTTCATTTGGCTACCTGACCAGTGGCGGTATCTGTAGCGATCTGGATTGAACTTGACCCCACGCGAAGGCTGGAACACCATCAATGGCATTTCGCCCAAGAAGAAGGCAAATGAAGTGCTATGAACAACTATATAGCCGACGTTAAAGTGAGCCATAACAACCGCTAAATATTTCATAGCTTCATCGCTCTTAACCGACAACCGATTGGAAGACATTGGCCCAATGAATACTGGATTTTCCAGTGCAACTGCATAGCTATGTGCCTGCGCTGCGGCTAATGCCATCTGAGATGAACTTAGAAGTGACTTCTTAACCTCAATGGGGAAATAAAAGTCATCAAAGCGAGCGACAAAATCTAGCCGCTTACCGCTTTTTAATATATGTTGCTGCTTATACCAAATGTTTGCAGCGTCTAATGACCTTTTTATAGCTCGCTCTGCGTCTTGCTCGCAGTCAAACGAGTGAAAGACTTGTGATTTGTCGTACATGAAGTTATATTCCTTTTGTGAATGACCGACATTCATACTGCTCCTTATAAGGGCGCTGCGCTCTCCCACGCAGCGCCCTATTTTATTTAGAACGGGATTTCATCATCAAATGTTCCGCTTGCTGGTGCATCTATGACAGCCGCTTTTGGTGTAGCCGCTGGTAAACCAAATGGATCATCTTTGGGCATTGTGTCTGCAATACTGACAAACCCTTCCATTGCCGCGAATGGTGATGCCTGTTCTAGTGGCTTATGCTCTATGACTTGCACAGCCCGCAGCCTGAGCGACACACCGGCATCGCGCATGTTGTATGGCACGAATGTCACTGCCTACGTTTACGGTGCTGTCTGTGGTTAGCATAAAGTCATCTGCCAGCTTATTGCCTTTGGCATCATATTGACCAACGCCATTGGTTAGCTCGCCGTTGTAATTGCCTTTTAGCTTGGCCTTAGCGATAAAGATTTCATCGCCATCCTTTTTGAACGGCATATTAAACTCTTCTGGCCATTCTGGTTTGCGCTTTGCTGCGTATGCTTTGCGCATTTCATCTAGCAAAACCTTTGCCTGATCGCGTGTCATCTTGATTGACATCTCATATGCCGCATTGGGATCTTTGGGATCACATGGCACTGACCTTTGCTCCTCAGCGGAATATTTGTAGGTTTTGTTGATACGTGGCCACAACGCTTTAACGTTCTTGATGGTATATTGCATTTATTGCTCCTTTGCTTTTAACCATTCTGGTAGTTCAATTATATTAACCTCAGGCCAATCAGTCGGGTATGACTGCTCATCCTGAGCCTTCTTTATGCGCCGCAGAATATTCATCATTCTTTGATGCGCATAATCCAATACGCCATTGCTGAGGACGTGAACCCCTACAGCGTATGGCGGTGATTTTTCCACTGCGGCGAATATGCAGTGTGTCACAGGCAGCTTTTCGATTGCAAGGACATATCTGTAGAATGCCATTTGCAAATCATAACTGTATGACCAGATGTGCTTCTGAAACTCACGCTCTGATGGCCCAGCGTCTAACGTGCTTTTCAGATCCAGCAGCAGGCCACCTTCTTTTACATAGCAGTCTGGCCTACAGCGAAGCCCAAGCCCCGTTTCTGGGCAAGTGACAAATATGCTATGCTCTATCATTGCGCTGGGATGCCTCACGATTGAGGCTACCCTTGGGTGGCGCAATGCGCTTTCTGCCATTGCATTACAAATATCATAATCGCCTTGCGTTAGCAGAACTTTACCTTGCGCTTCAGCTTCTTCCTTGGCTTCGCTCCACGCCTTACCCTCTGCGCGTCTCTGGGCCGCGTATAACGCGCCCTTCATCTGGTTCTAGGGTTAGCTCGTGAAAGGCTGTTCCCAGAGCCAGCGCAGGCGTTTCAGAGCGTACAGCGCCCTTCCAGTGGGCCAATGACTTAGACGCAGCTTTGACATCACTGCTGCTAATTTCATCACGCTCATGGTAGGCGTGATTGGACATGCGGGGATCAATCATTCATCATCTCCCTAACTAGGTAGCAAAATCCCTCTAAATCCAAGACAGCGACAAAGCCGTTGTCTTTTTCTTCGTACATGACTGCGTGTAGAGGAACGACAACACGCACGTCACGATGGTCAAATTTATAGACAACACATGGCAGCTTGCCTGCGCGATTTGCAGCGCGACTGGCTTGACCCCACCAGTCTGGGCGCATTCCATCGCCAGACTTGTAGCGTTTGCATTCAATAACGAATGGAAAGTCTACGCCTCTTTCTGGCACCAGATCACCGTGATCGCCTTCGCGGTATTGCTCAAGATCGCGCTTGAACTTTATCCCAAGGTGATCCCATAGGTAATTGGCTATGCTGCGCTCGAACTGTGCGCCCTTTGCGCGTGAATTAACCATCTACTGCTGGTTGCTCCACATGAATGCCACGCTTTGCGAGGTAATCCCGCAATGCGCCTTCTACTATGCCCGCCATACTACGGCGCTCTTTTTTCTTTATGATCTTCATAGCCTCAACTAAATCTGGGTCTATGCGCACCAACAACTGATGTAATTCCATTGCAATTCTCCTTTGCTATATTTTTGATATATAAGTGCTTGCAAACTGTCAAGAGATAGCATAAGTGATATATTCACTACCTAATGAAAGGAAATAAAATGAACCTCACAACAACACATGATTTTGTAATCACTCATATGATGGATAACGGCACTACATTCGGAGTGCGCGTTGATACTGGCGAAAGCGTACATGTTTCGCCGCGTTTATCTCAGCAATGTGATGCTCAGATCGATGACATCTGCACCGGCATATTAGTGCGCAATACGCAGTCTAATGCAGACCGCACACCTTGGGTTGCCGCCTATGTAGAAAAAGGCTCGCCCTGCGAAGGAAATGTTCAGGGAAATGTTTGGCGATATGCGCCCTGAGCCAGTCGAAGAAGCGCCAAGGGAGCGCACTTGGGATGAGATAGCTGATGAAATTATTGCTTTCCTGAGCGGCCCAGAGGTTTCATACTGCGAAACATCAGACATTAGCGAAGCAGTCGATATGGAAACCCGCAAGTTAAGCAATGTGCTGGAGCATATGCACAGCCACGGCAGAATATGCAAAGCAGAGGTGCGCCAGAAGGCAGAGCAAGAGCGCGTATCTATGGCGCTGTGGTCTATTGATATGAGCGTGTACCAATGAGCTATTGCAGAGAATGTGAAGGTACAGGCCGCATAGAGCGCCGCAGCTTTATGCGAACAGCAGAGGACGCCACATGGGAAACATGGACGGAACCATGCACCTATTGCGCAGATGAAGATGATTATGATTGGCGCGGGGAGGATCAGGAATGACCAAAACAACATGGATTGCCCTGATGGTATTCTCATCGCCATATGAATGCGCAGACTTCATCGAGAAGTACAAAGCCAATCTATATGGCCCTGTGCAATGCGTCATCCAATATGAAGAAACAAACACCGTGCGCCCCAAGCGCAAGCCAATACAGGAGAATAACGATGGCTAAATGGGATCTGTCTAAGATCGAAAACTGCTCAACTGTGGGCGATTATATTGATGAAGATGATACACGGCCAGATCAGCCAACGCCGCTGATGATTGTGCGCTCCATCAATCGCAAGGCAGATATTATGCGAATGGATGCTGGACGTGGCCCAGAGCGCCGCACAATGAAGCAACGCGCTGAGGAAATCATGTCGCTGTGCAGCATGTTGGAGAAAGCGCCTATGAATGAACAGATGACACTGCCTAGACCGCTGGAAGGAAATGGCCACCATAGAAAACGCAAGGATGCACCGCCGCATGATTGGGCGAGATGATATGCACCCTTATTCTCATAAACCTTGGGCAATCGAGGCGTTGCGCAAGGAAATTGAGCGGTGCTTACGGAGGCATGGTGAGCTATCTGTGGGTGATTTGTGCAGCATGATTGAGCAGGATGTGACGCATATTGACCTTGGCTTGAAGACCCTGCGTGAGCGCCGCAGGATTGTTAAAACGTCTTACATTCATGGCCAGCAGCTATATCGCGTAAGCACAAAGGATGAGCGCCGCTTATAAATTGCCAGTCAAATATACCGATACAAAATACCGCGTAGCCAAATCATTGATTATGCGGTATTTTTATGCGTGGCCAACAGAAGCAGTATCGGACGTGCAGGCGAGTTTCTCGTTGCCGCCGAACTTGAGCAGCGCGGGATACGCTGCCATCGAGTAGACATGCAAGACGATGACCTATGGGTGAAATCGTCTAGTGGTGATCTATTGACCCTGCAAGTCAAGACAACCCTACAAACCACGCCCAGATCGTGGACGCCCATTGAACTACGCATTTACACGCGCTGATGGTGATGCGCAAATATTTGCGTATGTGGCCTATGGATATACGTTTGTTTATACTGCGTGGCCCACCAACCGGCAAAACAGGTACGCATAAAGCCTGCCGAGTTTCACACAGCAGGCTATGGATGACAGCATATTAAGATTTCTGGGTGGTTCGTGAGGCCAGCCGAAGCTGACCCCGAAGGCACTTATGCCCAATCATTTACATCGAAGCAAGGGCAAGCTTTGCTCGCATAACTATTATGCCCAGATACTTTATTTATACCAGAAAACTCAGCCTTATATTGCACGATCAGTTCACGCAAAGCTTCTTCTTGCTCTGAGGTGAAGTTATCCAGAAAAGCATCGTCAGCACAGCCGCCACGGCCACCCACTAGGCTTACCCCTATAGATGCCTTGTTGCGCCCCCTACAGTGCGCCCCTGAGCGCTCTACGGGCCTACCATAGCCCACTGAGCCATCGCGGTGAATGATTGCGTGGTAGCCAATATCAGACCAGTTGCGCTCTTCAACGTGCCACCGTCTGATTTCCTTCACCACATCATCAACAGACCGATCAGCATACCATTTGGCATTCGTCGCGGTGCAGTGAATTATGATCTCATCAATGTGTCTCATTTGGTTAAGCCTTTCTGCTTTTCATATGTCCTAAGACCACCAATTCCTAACATACCTCCCAGAACAGTCAAAAGCGTTCCCATATCAAACTCTGGCAATGGCGGGATTTGTGTGCCGGTCAGCGCTACAACAAAAAGGGCAACAGGCTGACCAATAAAATGCCAACCAAAAGCAAGCCCACAGATCCAACCAATGAAAGGACGCCAGCCACCTTTAAAAGTGCTTCCACTTGCCGCTTCTGCTGCGTTGACTTGTATCTGAGCGAGGGCCAAGTCTTGCGCGTGACGCTGTGACATAGGTGGCAATCTCGTGCGCGAGCTTTGCTTTCTCGTCGGCATCTGGGATAAACTTGTCTAATAGGCCAGTGACAGGCGCGATCAGTTTGTCAATCATTTCTCAGACCCCTAGCCATATGGCAAAAGCTCCGCTCATGGCCCCCGTGACAACTGATATTAGGCCAGCTTGTTGCGTTGATAAATCTGGCTGGCTTAACGCCCACTCAATACAGCGTATATACATCACCGTCATTACCAGCATCATCAGACGCGGCATGATCTTCCAAGCAAGTATCTTTTCCATGTCAAACCTCTATGTTGATGTTTGTGCCTTGCGGCCTGTCAGCAGTGGTCTTAGTGCCAAACCTATCATAAGCCTTGCCTAAGTCCAACTTCTGCTCTCTTAGCGCCTCCAGATGCGTGTGGTTGGCCCTATGCTCCTTTGTTACCCTCTGCTCTGCCAGATGTGCTTCTATGCGCTCACGCGATTGCGTTTGCTGGTGTATGTCTGACTGCACGTTAAACGGTGCGCTGCCTATGCCTGATACACCGTCAGCCATTTACCACCACCCTGCGCCCAAACCAGTCAACCATGTGCCGCCCCCTATAATAGCTGCCTAGCATCACAAGCAGTAATATCAGCAGCAGCGTTTCAAAGAATGCCGCTTTGCGCTCCTGCTGGCGATACAGCGTTTCTTCACGCTCTTTCTTGATCTTGCGCCGTAGCTCCACCATTTCACGCCAAGTGCCATAGCCAAATCTATTATTCAGCAGTTGCTGTAAGTCTTTTTCCTGCTCAGCCAGCTTCTTCTGGTGAATGATGATTTGAAGCGCCTCTTGCTCCACAGACCCAGATGAAAAAAGCTTAGTGAAGATTGGCGGGTTTTTGCGCTGTTGCTCTGCGCGGCCAAGATCCGCTGCTGCGCCATACCATTTGCCTAGCTGGCCAGCTACGTCCTCTAGCTCACGCCCAGCGTAAACTAGCTTTTTCACCATATTATAGGCTTGTGTGGCCCCAGCAATGGCTGTGATTGGATCTATCATCAGGCACCTTTGCCCACCTTTGCGGCTGGTGGGCATTTAAAGTTATACGGTATTCTTATAACATATGGGTAGTGATAATAAAATCCGGTTGGGCATCTGTATATACAAGCGTTATACAGAACGTGACCTTCTACTATAACGCCAACCGCTATACCGGCCAGCGCACAGATCATCTTTCCATCAGCCTATCTATTTTTTCTTCTATGCGATCAAATCGCGCCACAATCTGCGTCATTACAGCGGAGCTATCAGTTTTTGTGACATATTCCCGCGCCATTTCCTCGCGGGTTTTGTTTAGCAATATGCTAATGCGCTGAACTTCAGCGTATGCACTGCGAAGCAGCCATCCCATTAAGCCTAAACCAGCAGTTAGGGCAATGCTCCACAGTGCATCCATTTCCATTAGTCTATGCTCTCCAAATGCGCTTTTAGATCCGCGAAGAAAGCGTCACGCCCTCTTTGTATCTCTATCACGTTTAGTTTAGCAGCATTTAGCTTACCATCCAATCTACTAATGTGATTTATGCAAGCCTTTGCCTCATCAGATAGTTGATCTTCAGTGTATTCCACATCGTCAATCGTAATGACCTTTTTTTCTTCAGTCACGTTGATCTCCTTTCAGGTTATTACCAAGGCACTCCCGCCTCAGTAGTTGGGTTAGCTATCGCATCAATATTAGAAGCAATAGCAGCTTCAGTATCCTCTTGGGATACATGACCCCACACCCAGCCCTGAGCTTGAGCCTCAGTAATATCTGCATAAGGTGTGAAGTCGGACGCAGAAGCATCATACTCTAGCCCACAAGTGCCATAAGCTGATGCTGTGTTGCCATCGTCATCAACGCCTGTGCAGCGCCAGTGAGCAATGTAAACGCCACCGTCAGCAGTGTGACGCTCAAGTGTTGGAATACTCCAAGTGTAAGTGATAGCCATTGTTATACCTCCTGTGCTGCTAAGTGTGCGGCATAGGCATCCTTGACCGCTTGGGTGTGAACTGCATTACAGATGGCTTGTACCTCTGCGCTTTCACCTGTGATGTCTGCATCTGGTGCAACGACATGGCGTGAGAATGATCGGCTGATCTCTGTGCCATCACGCTTGATGACCACGGCGGTTCTCACCTGCACATGTTTAAAGTCACCCACGATCTCTATTTTGTCTTGTACTGTTTCTTCTGTTAGTGCCATCGTTTATCTCCTGTGATGGTTGGACTGTCCGACCCAAAGCTATGCAGTGGGTTATGAGCTGGTGCGGTATGTTATACTTCCACGAATTTCAAACAAACTTGTATTCGCAACATCTGAGTAGCTTAATGCGCTATTTCCAGAGCCACTAGCGTCTGATCTAATTGATAGCCTATTGCTACTAAAGGATAGACCATATCGTTTAGTGGACAAACTTGGATAGTTTAAATATATAGACTCAAATTCACCTCTTGTTGCCACTTGGTTTTGCGCTATTTGTTGAGTAAATGGTAGGCCATCAATAAGAATGAGTTGCGAACCACTTAAGGCAGTAGTTCCTATCGTAAATTCACAACGCACTAAGTTTCCAACTTTTGTATATCTTCCCACTTGATGATCATGGGTTACACTTGTTGCACCGTAAAAACTAGGCGTCCAAGTTCCCTCTTCATAATCATCCAGCTTATTTGCCGACCCAGTGCCGCCAAGGTATACACCGCCAGACAGGTAGAGGTCTTTGAAGCGGGCTGTGCTGTCGCCAATGTCTAATGAACCGTTTGTAGAAGCACCCGAAGCATTTACAGGATAAAGGTTGTCTCCACCAATACCTAAGCCAACCCCAGATGCGGCAGACATATAAAGGTTTGCACCTGAAGCAACACTTCCAATACTCCCCACTTGTGAAGTATCCTTACGCAGTTGAATGATGTCTCCATCAGAACTTAAACGATTAAGTCTAATGCATGATGCACCTGACTGTGTAACTGATGTTTGCCCAGTCTGTTCAACTTCAAATCCTGCGGTACTTAAAGCTTGTGCAGTCTTGCCCACCAGTAAGCGACCGCTGCTGTCGATGCGCATACGTTCTGTATCGTTGGTCTTAAACCGCATGTAGTTAGACGTATGGTCATATCCTATTTGACCTACGTTTGTATCAGCTGTGTCACCAAAATTTACAAAAGAACCTGCGCTTGTCGCTCCCTCCAAAGTTAAAATAGCCTCGCCCGTGCTTTTAACGTGCAAGGGTACGCTTGGCGAACTCGTCCCAATCCCAACCGATCCGTCTGATGTGATGGTCATTCGGTCAGACCCTTGCGTGCGGAATCTCAAGTCGTCACTTGCAGCTTGGCTATTTATATAAATACCACCATTAGCAGAAGCATGATTACCTATGCGTAAGTCTGTACCATTAGCACCAGTAACGGTTATTAAGTCTCCAACAGTGCTTTCTGTTATTGTCAGTGCAGTTGTTGGCGAACTCGTCCCAATACCCAACGACTCAGCACTCGCATCCCAGAAGAACTTAGCCGTAGTGCCTGTGTCCTCGTAGAAGCTGATGTCGCCGTTGTCCGCAATAGTCTGTCGCTTTAGTCTGCTTGTTGAATTGTTAGCAGTCGTTTGAAACTCTAACTTTGTTCCCCTAGCTGATGCTGTATATGCTTGAGTTGTGAACGCATTTATTGACGCATTATACCCAATACTGTCAGATGCATCATATGCTCCGCCAAATAAAACATAACCAATTCTATCGCCTGAACCTGTTGCTGCACCATCATTTGTAACTGCTCTAAAAGCACCCCCTACACCTGCGCTAGACGCTCCAGTATATATACTGTCAACACTAGAAGTCCCATCCACAGTCAGCCCGTCAGCCGTGACAGTGCCAGTTACGTCAACGCCTGTGGAGGTGGTTTCTAGCTTCTTTTGATTGTTGTGATACAGTTGAACCTCTGCACCCGCAACAAATGCCGCCATGTTTGCACCAGACGCAGACCTAATCTGAATGTCTGTACCATCTAATCGGAGGTTTCCTGTGCCTTGGTCTGAAATATAACTTGCATTTCCCGCATGATAAATCTGGAGATCAGACCCAGCGCCAAACACAGCCTTGTCGTTGTCGCCGAAGGTAATATCTGCGGATGTACTAGCGCCAGCTAATGTTGTCGTGCCTGTGGCTGTTAGGTTAGCTGTCGTAAGCGTTCCTGTGAATGTAGGAGAAGCAGTGCCAGCCTTACCGTCTAGCTGCGTTTGTATATTTGATGTAACGCCATCCACATAATTAAGCTCAGCAGTGGTAGCTGTAATGCCAGCCGCCGTGAGAATACTGCTGGATGTAACGTTATCCATATCAACTCTAGCAGCCTCAAAGCCACCAGCAGTCACGTTATCATGCACATGAACTGATTTATTAGTTGTGTTGACTGAAAGCTCGCCTTCAGCACCTGTAAAGGACGTATGTTGTGTTGCTGTGCCTCTGCGGCGCTGTACCTGTTTAGTCATATTTAAACACTCCTTAAGAGTTTATATCACGTTTCTTGTAACGATGCTAACTGCTGTATAGCCCAAGCAAAGTTTTCATCTGTGGGTTCATAAATGCTGATGTCTACAGACATTTCATCGCTTTCAACGTCTATCGCAGAAAGAACATGAAGAGTTATTCCATCCTCAGTCTCAAATCCGCTTATTACATCTCCAACGTTCATTATGTTACCTCGTATATTTTCCAGTTAGCTGCTAGGTTGGTTACACTGGTAATTTTCTTAGTCCAAAATGTCAGCTTCAACCGCAGTGTTTGGCTACCTGACCACTTTGTAAGCGGTAAGATTTCACCTGTAAAACCCCAGAATATATCAGGTATATCGCTTGTGTTTGCTGTAACAGTACCCGTCACGCCAACGTTACAGAGGTAGGTTTTCTGCGACCCAGCCCAACCAGAAATTGGTGTGTTTGTACTTTCTACATAAACGTGGAAACTCTCACCAATCGTAGTGAGCCTTGATATGTTTGCAGAGCCGTAAGAAAAAGTACCACTATCAACTAAAAGCTGCCTAGAGATAACAACGCCGTTAAACTCTGCGCTACCATCTTTCTGTATCTTCCAGCCAGCAGACCCAGCAGAATAATTATTTGACTGAATTGAGCTTGCGATCTTAGCGGATGTAATGGCTGCATCATCTATGTGCGCACTGTCAACTGAGATAGTGCCAAGATCAGCAGAGATAGCTGATAACTCACTAACGCTGATTTTAGCTGCTGTAACGGCTCCTGTGGCGATCTTAGACGTAATGATAGATGACGCAGCAATCTTATTGGCTGTAATCTGATCTGTGCCAATCTTAGCTGATGTGATGGCGTCTGTCGCAATGCTCTCCGCTACAATAGCACCAGCAGCTATTTTATCTGAGGTAATAGCATCAGCAGCCAGTTCAGATGTGCTAACTGCACCAGCGGCAATAATACCAGCCGTAACACTGTCTGCCGCTAGTTCAGATGTGGTGATAGAGTTAGCTGCGATAGCATCCGCTGTAACTGCGTTGGCTGCAATAGCATCTGCTGTAACTGCGTTAGCTGCTATCTCATTAGCTGTGATGGCATCTGCTGCTATCTTACCAGTGGTAATAGTGTTAGCGGCTATTTCATTAGCTGTGACTGCACCAGCGGCAATCTCAGTAGCAGTAATAGTGTTGGCCTCAATCTCATTAGCTGTAACCGCACCAGCAGCAATCTTACCTGTAGTGATAGAACCAGCGGCTATCTCTGAGGCTGTTACAGCACCAGCATCAATCTTAGCCGTTGTGATGGCGTTTGATATGATTTTATCAGATGTGACAGCATCAGTTGCAATCTCTGAAGCGGTAATTGCACCAGCTACAATCTTAGGCGTTGTAATAGCGTCAGAAGCTATCTCAGTTGAGGTTATAGCAGAAGCGGCAATAAGATCAGTCGTTATAGCGTCATTAGCAATCTTAGCTGTTGTTACCGCATCAGCGCCAATCTTAGTAGCTGTGATAGCTGCATCTGCAATCTGACCGCTGTTTACCTGACCAGTGATGTCTGTCGATGGTACAGCAGATGTCCACTCATTGCCGGTGTAACGATACATTTTGTTATCAGTAGTCAGCAGAACAACGCGACCCTGAGTTAAACCAGTGGTGGGTAGTGCCGATACTCTCTCAACTGGTCTTAGGTCATCGCTAAATAGGTTTTCACCGATAGTGCCTGTGATGTCAGTCGTTGGAACTGCTGTTGTCCAAGCACTACCATCTAGGCGATATATCTTATTGTCAGTTGTCAGTAAGACTATCTTTGGCCCTGTGTAGCCTGATACAGTAGGCAGACTAGAAACAATGCTAATCGGCTCAATACCTGATGCAAATGATGCAAAGGTTACGTCACCAGCACTGACGGAGCTTTCTGTATATATCTCTGTTGACCAAGAGGAAGTAGCGTCATCCCAGCGATAAATGGTGATGTCTGACAAAAGCAAAACCAGCTTGCCATCGAATGCACCTGATGCTGGCAATGATGATACTGGCTCGATACCATATGCGCCACTTTCACTAAATAGATCGTTGACTGCATCATTGAAGTCATTAGGCGTAACCAGAAGTGTTGTTGCATTAACGCTTGAGGTAAAGCCAGATTTATTCAGTGATAAGTCTACAGCCCGAACCCAATAGTATCTGGTTATGTTGTTTGCCAGATTAGGGCGCATAAAGTTACTGCTAGAGCTTTCACCAACAAGAGCAGCAGTGTTTAGATTGTCTGTGTCGTTCTCCCAAACCTCAACATGGCTAAGATCCTGATCAGCAGGGTTTGTCCAAGCGATTGTAATATACTTAGAGCCACCTACAGCAGACAGGTTAGATGGTGTGGTTGGTGGAGTAGTATCACCCTGTGAGGCAAGTTGTGCTGTGGCAAACGGTGATCTAACACCTAAAGCAGAAATAGCTCTGACTTTAACCTGATAATCATAGCCGTTTAGAACAGGCTCAATGGTAAATGAATTTGATGAACCAAAGACTGACGAAAACGCCGCATCTGGCGTTAGAATTGGCTCATTGGTTAAACCATAATCTTCTGCTGTCTGTGTTGGGGTGACTGTAATGCTTCCCCAGTTTTCGCTTTCAGTATGAGCATCAGCAATGCTGTCATAATCTTCTTCGCCGCCCAAGCGCTTATATTGTATTTCATAATACTGAACGAAAGCATTCGCTGAAGCATCCCATGACGCCTTAATAGCTGGAATGGTAATCCCGTCATCATTAATAACAGCAGTTGCTGAAAGCGTAAGGTTTGTTGGGGCAGCTACAGATGTAAATGCCGGGAGCGTAGAGTTATTGCTAATAATATCGGTTTCTTCAGCACTCCAATCAAAGGCAGAAGATGAAGTCTCTCTTAGCGTTAGATTAACACGCAAGTCGCCTGCATCTTGATTGGCCGCAAAGCGCCAGCCAATGACCTCAAACTCCTTAGCGCTAAATCCATATCTCTCATTTGTAAAAGCAACTATATCACCAACTTCAACCTGAAATGCCTCAAGCCCAAAGTCTGCACTCAAAGTCATTTGCTCACGACCTCGATAGAGCGTTAGCTTGGCAAGCCGCTGGGCTGTTGCTGAACTTGTTGTAAATGGTAGCTTCAGATCAAGCAGCGCCTCTTCGTTGTCATCTTCTGCCTTAAACGCCGCACTGGTAATTTGCGGGTAATCAGCAGTGATCCAGTCTTGCTCTGCATCGTTAAATGTTCCGCGCACTGTGTTGAAATTATCTCGCATGGTGATACGGGTTGATAAAGCAATCGGCCCACGCAGATCATCTAAAGTAAACGTTTTTACTGGCGCAGAATATGCACCCGCCTTTAGTTTCCAATAACCTGATCCCCAAAATAAAGTGCCAGCGCAAGATGTAACCATATCGCTCAGGACATCGCCAACCGGCCTGTTTGCTTGTATAATTCCGTTTAAAGCATATCTTTTTTCAGTAGACGCGTCAGCCAAAGTCACGTTTTCGTCGCATTCATTCGCCGCTGATGCAAAGGCAATATCATCAACGGCGCTGTCAGCTAATCCATAAGAAGATGTTAGGAAATCACGAATACACAGAGCAGCGTTGTTGCTGTATGACGTTGTGGCCGTTCTAGGATCATATACTTTTTTACCTTCAACCACAGCCGTTATAAGCGGCACACCATTAGCAAACACATCTTGGTCATATTCATACCTGACGTACAGATAAGCTATCCCAAGACCCTTAAAATTACTGTCTACGCTGGTTTCAGAGACCAGATCACTGTCTGCTGTGGTTTGTGAACCGTCATGCTTCTTAATGCGGATCTTATTCTGCCAAGTATCGCCAGTGACAAGATTGTTCCCATCAATACTGACAACCTCATCATTTATGTAGATGTCGCCAATGCTGTTTACTTCGTGACCGGCAAGCACAATAACCTGATGCAGATATGTGTTATCTGTTCCAGTGGCTTCATAGAAGGTAACAACACCACCCTTACGAACTTTACCATAAACAAAATCCTGTGGCGCAACAGCGTTTCGGCTATTAACCAAAGTGCCAGCGGAATTTAAACTGCCGAGATCGGGCACAGGATTTAGTGCTTGATAAGCCCAAGCTGCGCCTGCACTTACGGCAAGGTTTATAGCAATCGTTGGAAAATATATAGCAAGCGCAACCGCTGCCACACCGACAACAACTTTTTTAACTTCCTCTGATGCCTTTTCTCTTGGTGCATTTTCCCATGAATTGTAATTGCGAAGAACACTAAACGGAACGTTATTTTTCATGTTGCTTCTCTAACCCATGCTTGGTGAATATAATCTAAGGGCAAATATAGCACACCTTCCTTTGATAAGAAAACAGCCTTAGTGCCTGTGCATATTCCCATTGCTACACCTATAATCCATCTCTGCGCGGCCTTAGTTGTCACCAAAGCACCCAAAGGTGGAACGTAATTAATTCTCTTTAACCTCTGATCCACCGCATCAGAAAAGGTTTTAAAGCCATATTCCTTTTTTAGCTCATTACGCCGCAAGAATATGCCTTTACTTATGTAACGTCCGAGCCAATCATCAGCCCAGCCTTGGCCATACATGGCATGGTAAGCATTGTTGGTAAATGTAAGACAATCATGGCTTCCCCATTCGAAGGGAATATCCTTCACAGACTTTAGGTAAAGATTTAAGCTCTCTCTCTGCCCCATATCACATCCTTATCTTGTAGATCCGCGACAAATGAAAAGAATGTATCACCTGAATGTCTAGCAATGTGATTTTCATGCGTATATCTGCGATTGCTCGCTCGCTCTAATCGGATAAGCTTGCTTTCGACATCAAGAACAATCGTTCCAGTGTCGCCAGCATCCTCAATAGACATTGTATTCATTACGCCAGAAAATACTTCAATAGGCGCGGAGGTATCCGTTGTGCCAAAATATACTTGCACCTCTCGCCTCTGGTATGGCTCAGTTAAAGCAATGGAAATTAAACTTGCAGGGATGCCAGATAACGTAAGTGTAATATTCTTAGCGGAAAGATCATTGACCTCATCAAGCCCGCTCACGGATAATAAGTTACCTGATCCAGTATATGTATCAACGCCAATAGTGCGATCGCCGTAGCCAGTCCACAATCGCAGCGGCGCGCTATCAAAGTTAAGCTCAACCGCATAATATGGCTGAACCTCTGGCTGACTAAGCGCCGTAAGCAGCGCTGATGGTACTGTACGGCTCATACTGCTTCTATCGCTCCGAATGTTATCCCATATATGCTGGCTTCATTTATGCTAAATGATTGCTCATTGCTTGCCAGTCTAAAAATCCCCTGAGCGCTCTGCACAGTAACAGCAGCATCGTCTGCTATACTGGTGCGCACATTAGGCCAAACATCTACTGTAGCGCTCCCTGTGCCATCCGTATCAACATCATTCAGCACCTTGAATAACTGACGATTTACGCCTGTGCCAATCTCCATATAATCGCCAGCCTTGAGATAATCAGTCTGACTTGCTGGTGCGCTGTCTATGGCAATCGTATCACCAGATGATACAGCGCCATCAACTAAGATTGTATCGGTATCACGCGCTGATCCTAGTGGCGTAGTCGCGGCTGGATCACCAAGATAAAACGTGCCAAGCTGACCCTTCAGCGAAATAAGCCAAGCCACCCATCTTTCCGCATCTTCGCGCTTCATTGATGGCAATGTAACATCTGCCTGCCAAGCCTTACCAGCATAAGCATGAGCCTGACCCGCGAAGGTAAAGGGCGATCTGCTATAAGCAACTGCGTTAGTCGCCCTTAGTTCAATCTGAGCTATGCCCGTATGCGTAGGCAGCGCTAAAGGATAACTGATAGCCATTATGCAAATGCCCTTCCATATGATCCACCACGCCGCTTGGCGTCTACTACAGCAGCCTTAGCGCTGTCTGCTATCTGTGGCATTAACTGCTTAATCTCAGCGCGTACGGTTTGCTGTACGCCTGTGGTGACGTTGATAGTTTGGTTGACTACTACGCCACCGCCGCCGAGCTTGTTGTTTGGCACGATTGAACCTGAGCGTGATGGTACAAACATCTCTGGGCCGCGCTCGCCAACAACATAAGACTGATTAGCTTGAACCGGCCCGCCAATGGCTTTACCACCGCCGCCGCCGGTTCCAGCAAGCTTAGGTGCGAATGCTTGCTGCAAGCCCCCCGTAATAAAGCCCGTAATCTGCTTAACCACGAATATACGGTAAAGCTCAGAGATAATATCTCGCGCCATTGTTTTAAATGCATCCTTGGCTGTCATAGTGCCTTGAACCATAGACATCATGGCATCGCCAAATGATTGACCGACCATCTCAGATGCGTCTTTGATCCGCATAAGCTCTGGGCTTAGTTCAGTTTTGATGATCTTGGCGGTATTTTTTGTCTTGGTATTCGCCTCATCTTGACCAGAGGTTAGCTTGGCATAAGCCTCTTGCATGTCTTTAATCTTTTTCGCTCTTTCAGTTTCCGCGACTGTAACGGATGCCTCGACGATAAATGCGTCTCTGGCCGCTTGTATTTCTGATTGTCTCGCCTTTAATCTAGCTGCATAAATTTGATTGGTTGCTGCCATTGCTTGAGCCAGACCCTGCTCGCTGCCAATGATGTCCACATAGTTATTTGCGGTATCATCTATGGTTCCAAGTCTAGCTTCGTATAGCTGATTAAGGGCTTGTTCTTCCTGAGCTAAACCTTGCGCGCTGCCAATAATGTCATCATAATATCCTTTTTCTTGCTCAAGGAACTTAATTGTTTTGTCATGGCTGTCTAATATTTGTTCAAGCTCACCCTCTTGGTCAGTTAAATTATTAAGCTCCCTCCTTAACAACCTCAAAGTCGCACGAAACTTACTTGGCCTCTCATCTTCTAGCCTTTGCTGCTCTGTCAGATTTTCAATTATTTCTTCTTGCGTCTCTAAAAGCTGCGCATAAACTTGCGCTCTTGCTAGGCCGCTTATCCCAGCAGAAAGGATTTTAATTTCTTCACTAGCTGCTGCCGTTTCATCTTTTAGGATTGTAAGACTATCAGTAAAGCTTTCTGTCGCCTTTGCGGCCCTCTCCTTGGCGACAAAGAATGCAGACATCACAGATATGGCTGCACCAAGCACAGCGCCAAATGGCCCGAATATCTGGAAGAACTGACCAGCTTGCTGACCAAAAGCTTGCATTTTGCTTGTGCCGTTAGCTACCTGAACAGCATAGTCACCAATCTGATAACCCGCTTGCTGGATGCCACCAAGGCTGAATTTGCGCAAGTCTCTTGTCACGCCGGTTAAGGAGCCGCCAAAGTTATTCATCTGCACAGATGAGCTTTTAACTTGGCGGTCAAAGTCCTTTACGCGGTTCTGAACTTGCTGAATGGGGCGACTAGCGCGATCAACCGCAAGAAGTTCAAACTTTAGCTGTTCTGCGCTTGCCATCTTCTTCCCGCCTTTCGTCCACGATCTTAAAGTATGCGACCCATTCATTATACTCCGTTACCGTGATTTTCTCAATCTCGCTAATGGTGCGGCCTAATCTATCTGCTAGTGCGATTAAATTAAACCTGAATGGGTCTTTCTTTAGTTTCCCTCAGCTTCCTCAACAGAGCCAGCAGACATCATAGGCGCACTGATCTTATAGATCACCTCATGGGGAATGCGCTTCAGCTTAGGCTTATGCTCAATCGTATAAGCCTTTTCGCCATCTTCCTTTAGAGCCTTCAAGATAATCAGATCAATCAAAGCATCTATGTTGGCAGATGGAAAATCAGAATGCTTCCGCTGGATAGATGACATCTCTCCAGAAGTCATAGGGGTATAGTAAACACGCAGAGGCTTAGCCCCTGCGCGTAAAGTTACTTCTATATGCCTTGTCTCGATATTTGATATATAATCGTCTAAGGCGTCTATAGGGTTGGACATGGGTTACACCGTTGTAGCTGTTAATGCCCCACTACCTTGCACAGTTATTGACGCTTCCACAAGACCATCAAATGATGATGAGCGTGTAACGCCGGTAACAATGGCTGTGCCAGTATAATATGTATCCCCAGAAGCATCGCCCTCTGGATAGACATTAAGCGTAACAGAAGCACCGATTGTCAAAGCGCCTTGACCCGTTCGTATCGGTTTCATCCCAGAAAACATCAACCGATCCAGTAAATGTCGTCAGAGATGATTTATATGTGCGAGCAGTGTCGCCCATAGTTGTATCTTCTAAGGTATCTGCACTTTCCTCCTAAGCTGAAAGAACGGATTTCTGCGATAGGCATCAGAACCGACCTTTACGGTTCCTTCGCTGCCTGTATGTGTAGCCATTGGAGCCTCCTTATCTGGCCGTTTCTACGTCATCTATAGCCGTATCATACCTTACATCAAATGTCAGCTTTGCGGAACCTATTGGCTGCTCCGCTTCACCTGAAAAGTTAATGTCTGTACCAGATAATACAGCCGACTTTGCAAGACCATTGACCGTAAAGTCATTGGCTATTGCCTCTTCGATCTGGACAGCGATAGCGTCCACATCATCATCAAAATTAGTTGTTGCGCGTACATATGCGTCCACCTCAATGGAAACAACACGCGCAGATGTCTTGACGCCAATGGTTTGCAAGCGCAGATGCCTCTGATCCTGCATAAACCGTGATGGCTGGCAAATCAGCGTCAGTCAGAGAATAAACCCTAGTGCCATATACGCGGTTGCTAACCAGCGTAACGTTAGAGTTAAGCACAGAAACTATGCGCTCTCTTATTTGCTGCCTAACGTGAGCCACTATGATTTCTCCAACTGAATAACAGTTACGCCAGTGCCATCATGTATCCACGCCCGCACATAATATGTCACCGCATTGATAACCATAGCTTGATTGTATGCTATGCTGGAGATGTCTGCTGTTCTGCATGTCAGACGCGGCTGCTCTTCGTGAACTGCAACATAACCACCCGTATCAACAGGGATCGTCTCATTGTCAAAGATGCCGTTGATCGTGCCGCCATCATAAGTGACCGCAGTGGCAAATTCATCAACGTCAAATATGTTTGCTAGGTCATCAGCTAGTGGCAGCGCCATCTTCTTCAGCCTTTTCTTCTTTTACATATGGCTTGGCATATCCGCGATCAATTAGCTTCTGAGCGATACGGTCATCGACTATGTGGCTCGCACCAGCCTTGCCATTTTTCCGCACCCCAAGAGGCATCTTTGATCAACGTAATCTTCATTTCTTGGCCCTTGTGGTCTTAGGCTTCGCTGCCCGATCAGTAGGAGCCTTAACAGGCTTAGGCTCAGGAGCATTATCAATGCGCCCATATCCCTTTAACGCAGTCGCTTCATCTGCGCCCAACTCAACTATGTCACCGGCTTTTCTAGCTTGACCAGCAGCGACACAGGATTTCAGGATAATATATTTCATCTTTCGCCCCTTATTGGAAAGGAGGGCCAAGTGGCCCTCCCAAGTTAGCACTCTTATGCACCGTCATTGTTGAATGCAAAGCTTACTGCGTGACGTACAGCTACGTCTACAGTTTGCAGTGCAACAATCCGTACTGTGCCTGAGCTAGACGCAGTATATGGATCTACAACAATGTCCAAACCGCCATACATGCCGATCAGCAAGTCAGCAAAGTTGCCGAAATACAGATCACCAGCAGTAACTTGGTTTGACACGATTGCATTGTAGCCGTTCATTGATCCATCTGGAGCAACTACAAACTGGCCTGAACCAGCGTCTTTTGCAGTTGTTTTCAACGCACCGTACATGCTGGCTGGCAGGATGTAAGCCAAGTTGCCTTGCAGAGCGTTATCTTCTGCTACCGCAGTTTCCATCGCTACAACTTCAGCAAATGTTGGGTTAGCTGCTGCAAAGTCAGTTGGTGTGTTGATGCCTGATGTGTTCTTTACACCAGTTGGCTGACCAGATGATCCTGTTCCAGCCAATGCACCCAGATCAATCGCCAGAGCGATAGAAGCTGTCAGATCATTACGCACCAATGCTTCAACATCCAAAGATGATTGCTGCATCATAAGGCGTGTAATGTCTGTATGCGCACCCAATACTTTAGGTGACATAGTGACCTGACCAACAGTCGGCTCGCTTTCAGCAGATGCGCCACCCTCAGATGAAATCCAACCAGCAGATGATGCGGCTGTTTTCTTCGGGATCTTCACGTTGCCTGACAAGCCTGTCAGCATTGTTGCACCGGCTTGCATAACTGATGAAGCATTCCGCAATACGTCGATGAAATCGCCGCCACGGAAATCGTCAGCAATGATGCCAGCATCGTCAGTTGTATTCATGTCGCGCACTTTCCAGCTACGCAATACATCTGCTGGGATCATGATGCCTTGTGCTTCAACACCCATCGCGTCTGACGCAGCAGCAGCAGCTTCTAATTCAAAAGCAGCAGCTTTTTGTGCAGAGCGATCAGTTGGGTTTGCATGGGCGCGGATAGCGCGAAGCAATGAGAACTGACGGGCCTCTTTCGGGGCAAGTCCGATTTCATTTGGCGTATCCAATGGTGCATTACCGATTACGTCTAGCAATTCACCGCGAAATTCTGCGAGTGAGCGGCCTTCTGATACGGCTTTGTCTGCCAAATCACGCTTGTTGTGCTTTGCAGCCAAGCGATACATTTCAGCAGTATCTTTTGCGGCGGCGCGAGTAGCTTCGGCCTTAACCGCATCGATGTCGATCTTGTTTTCTTCCGACATGATAGTTTCCTCTCTAATAAGAGTTTCAGTGATAGGTTTTGCGGGTGGCTTCTCTGCTGCGCGGCCCACCCCGACTGTCCTGTCTGCGGGTATGCTCACAACTGATACTTCCATTGGAAGCCAAGACTTCACGCGGTAGCTATCCGCATCTTGACGCTCCATATCGTTGACATGATAGCCAACACTGATGTTGCTTCTGATACCATCCACAACATCCTCGAAAACCTCTTTGGCAAGTCCATTTCTTCCGAAACGCACAGTCGCCCGCAATCTGCGAGCCGAGCCATCAAGGTTTACGTCCTCTACCACACCAATCTGCTGGCGTGGATCATGATCCAAGAGCAACGGCATACGACCTGACTTAGCAAAGCTAAGATCAATGCTGCGCTCATTGTGATCTAATATTTCGTTGCCAAAGCTACGCTCAACTGGCTCTTCGCTAGATACAGCAATCCGCACAGTACGCTTATCTTCATCAACAACCTTACCATCAAATGACATGCCGCGAGTTTCCATCTTCTCACGATCAAGGCGCTCTTCATCATCGTAATTCTGAATGCGCTCATCATCTTCCTGAGTAGTCTGCATTTCTTCTGGCTGATCTTCCCGATCAGGCTTCGCAAAAGTGACAGTATAAGCATCATCTGTCTCTTCCACGTTCAAAATATGACGCTCTTCCATTGTCTCTGATCCCTTCAGTTCAAGATCGATAATATCATCTTTTGCCATATCTGCGCTACCCCTTTCATCGTTAGCCATTGGATGACCCTTTGGCAGAAGGTCAGTATCATGTTTCCCACTGCGATATTTGCCATTGCGCAGCGCATATAAAAAGCTGTTTACGCGAGCATATGCCCACTGCTCAGGCGACTTCACGTTTGGTCTGACGCTCTGAGGATTGGTCTTATAAGCCCCAATACCACGACGAAACACTGCGCTTAATGTGCGTGTGCTAGTACGCTTAGAGGCAACATCACCAACCTTTTCATTGTGATCCTTAGCCTTCTTAGCCAATCCCACCTTCACAGCATCAGTCAGTTCAGGAGCGCGATCTTCCTTGTCTAAACGCTCTGCAATCTGTCTGCTCCACGAAAAGCCCGCGTCACCTCCCCAAAGCGCCCATGCGATACGGCCATTTGATGGATAACCCTTTTCGCCTACGCGAAACCCCTCAGCCTTCTTATCCACCTCATGGCGGCTAAAGAAGCTGAACATGCGCTTGACTGTATCGTCTGACAAATTCTTGCCATTGGATATGTCACGCGCTCTAGCAATGCCAACCTCAGTACCACCACGCCCAAACTCACGCCGCCACTCTAGGCCGCGCTTGGCTTCTTCTACCATTCCATCAGTCGGTTTGTTCGACATCATCCACCTCTGCTGGTACTGGTTGCTTCATGCCAAACGGCTGATAGGCCATAGATAGACCAAATTGCTCAGCAAGCTCTTTATCGCGCTCAATCTGCGCAAATGTATCCTCAGCATCACGCCCATAAGTCGCAGCAATGTCAGAATGGCTCAAGATGCCGTTCTGCAATCCTACAACAGCAGCATTCATCTCCTTCAGTGGATCTACCCACTGGAAGCCTCTACCACGCCAAGTAACGTCTTGGCTGAACTTAAATACCTTATTTTCACCAGAAATAGGTATAAATCCATGATCCATCACATGCTCCAGCCAAATGCGGTAGAACGGATCAAGGAAGTGATCGATCATAAATCTGTGCAACGTGCGGTAGAAATCTCTCTCCTCCAATGCGCCCTGACGAATGGACGAATAGCTGGTTCCCTCAAGATCGTTGGCTAATGATGTATAGCTTACGCCCAGACCGCCAGCTATGCCGCGCAGAATTGCCTTCTCAAAGTCAGCAAACGCAGATGTTGGGTGCGTGGGATCAAATGGGGTGAAGTCAACGCCAGCAGGCAGTTGATGGAACGTGCCAGCTTCAGCATCATAGATGGGCACAGTGTTTTGCTCATCGTCAAACCCGTCAGCCGTAAAGCCATCCCCAGCAGGGCTGGTGAAGAAGCCCATCTTGGCAGCACCAGTTCTGGCCGCGACCAACTCAGCCTCACGATAACCATGCAGCATCTTCAATGATGCAATCGCAGCAACAGACCAAGGAACACCCCTAGTCTGATCTGCGCGTTCTGGGCGATAGATGTGCATCATCTCATCCGCAGATACTCGCGTATATTTGCGCTCTGCGGCTGGCGTCATGTAATCATAGTCGCCCTTATGGTAATTCAGCACATAATACGCAATCGGACGCTTGGTTTTGCTGTCAAGCTCAACACCCATACGCACCTGATTGCCGTTTGCCGCAAGCTCGTTCTTCTCCTCGTCTACCAGATCAGGCTCAATAAGCTGCAAACCTATGCCATAGCGCAAATAGTTGCCCTTTACGATCTTTAGGAACACCTCACCGTCACGCGCAACGCCAGATATGATGTGATTGCACAAATCCACCATTGAAAGACCACCATCAATGGTTGGCCCGCCGAAACGTGAGAAATCACGCCAAGCGCCCTCAATTATGTTATTTCCAGCGCGATCTAGTGAATTATCTGGGTTTCTGCCTCTGATTTGTAGGTTAAACCCGTTTTCTCCGACAACATTTACCCGCAAAAGCTGCAAATACCGCCGAAAATACTCGTTATTGCGCTCTAAATCACGACTACGATTGCGCAAATCGCGCAAAGCCCAGCGTATTTCACTATCAGCGCTTCGGTTTGATCCATGAAAGTCAGCGAAAAGCCGCCCCTTGGCGGCTGCTTGGTAATTACGGCGCTGCGGTTTTTTCTTAGACCGCTTGAAGAGATCAAGTACACCCATCAGCTAAACCTCACTTTAATCGTGTTAGGGCTTGGCTTGCCCCTCTTCACCGCCTCATTTGATTTCTCACGGTTATAGATGCCCATATATTTATCTCTGGCTTCCTCTAACTCAGCAAAAGTCATCTTCGTTAATGAGCGGCCAGCGATTGAATAACTGCCAACATCACTGTCAGCCTTACCCTTTAATATGGTTTCTATTTTATTAACCATAATCTCAGCAAATGTACGCGGGTCTGTGCCATTTACGTCAATATCTTCGTTAAGATCCCAGTGGCCTTGATCTATGACGATCCGCTCACTATCGCTATTGCGAACTATCTCTAAGTGCCAATGATGATGACCCGCATCAAAGTTGCTGGAAGCTGTGCCTAAAATGGTGAATAAATAATCATCCCCACTAGCAGTTCCAGTTACTTGAAACTCGTGGCTTCCACCGGCGGCATCTCTTGATATGTAAGTCGCTGTGTATGCACTATTTGGGTAATCGTCACTAAGGTCTGTACGCTTCCATTGTACGAAATCACCCACCACAAACTCTGCGGGTTCAGTAGTCGGTGCATTTGCTGCGTCGAATAAATTAGCCATCTATCACCTATAACCGTGAACGAACGAATTGCGGCGCGGCAATGCTGGACGCCTGACTTGCTGAGGTTTGTCCGATTGTACCTTATTTTGGGCCTGTTTTGCAACTGCGTCCATATTTATATTTAAAACGGCTAAAGCCGCAGTCGCGTAAACCCGACAGTCAAGCGCTTCGTTGCGCTGCCTAATCTTCACCCACTCACGTTTTGGACGCCCCTTAAAATACTTAACCACTCTTTTTTCTGCGGTAAGCATCCTAAAGTATTCCTCGTTTCGTCCAATCGGGAAGTGACAATATCCCGCGCCCTCTTCAGTCATCTTCAGGCGAGCATACACTAATTCTTTCGCTGTATCTACTCCCACAGGGAATAGGTTGATTTTACCGATATTATTCTTGCTTGGCCTGCCAATCACAGGCTTACCCTCACCGCCAATACCCTTGATAGCGAACACCCTCTTGCCCGCACGATTTCGCGCATAATTGTAAACTTGCTGCGTGTAATGACCGCCACTATCAATGCAGGCCGATCTAAGCGTCATGTCACCAGATAGAGGATGTGTATATGTACGCTGCAATGCCTTATCCAGATCAATCCATAATTCTGCTGATGATGGATCACCATATAAGACGTTGTAGTCGATAGACCAACTTTCCTCCCCACGACCCCAGCCAACTATCTCATATTCCAGCCGATCATCTTGAACATCCACTCCAGCAGTCAGCATCAGGACGCCTTCAGGCAGTTCATCACCCCAATCCTCTGCCCGATCAATCAGATCATATTCATCAAGCATCTCGCCCTGCTCTTCCCACGTCTCACCCAAAGTCGTGTTTACCCACGTCCTGAGCCGCATAGGATCACGCTTGGCTGCAATAAATTCGCCAACAATCTCATCAAGCCGCGTCCAAGGCGAATACAGCGCCGATAGATGAAAGCCAGCAGTCTTGCCATCGCCGGTATCTGTTTTCTGCCAAGATCCATATCGGATAGCGCGAAACCGATCAGCATCATCCCAGCAAGACCCGCAATGCTCGCAGCTATATTCGGCAGTATTCGGATCATTATTGCTGAACTTAACATTCGCCCACTGAAGCGTCTGCTCGCCATCGCAGTGCGGGCAGCTAACGAAAAACTTGCGCTTTGTCGCTTTCCTCATACGCCTGCTCAATGCGAGATGCGCCCTTTTCAGTCGGGGTGCTAACCAAGATGATCTTGCGGTTCCAGAATGTAGCAGGAACGCTTCTTCGCCAATGATACGGGATCACCCTCTGTGCCAGCAGAGATAGGATAGCGATCAACCTCATCGCACAGAATAATGCGGCATGGACGTGACGCCAATGAACTAGGCGAGTTAGCACCACATGCAGTAACATGACCACCCGCAAAGACTTTGTGCAAAGTTGTGTTGCCACTGTCACGCGATCTAGGATCACCGATCTTATCCAGCAATACAGGCGTATCGCGTATCGCAGGGGCAAGTCTGTCCTTTGCTCCAAGTCTGCGCCATATCTAGCGTAGGCTGCACAACCAACATAGGCGCTGGATCTTGGTGAATGTGAAAGCCAACCACGTTATTGATTAGCTCAGTCTTGCCAATCTGCGCAGCGGTCATCAGAACGATGCTCTCCACATTCGGATCAGAGATAGCGTCCATCATGCCACGCTGATATTCTGCGCGTGAGGTTGACCACTTGCCCGCCTCTGCTGAACTCTCGCTAGATAGCTGGCGAAACTGGTCAGCCCATTCCGATACAGTCAACTTTGGTGGCGGCTTCAGCGCTCGCCGCATCGCCTCAACTAAACGATGCTCAAGCTTCTTCGCTTGACGCCGACTGACGGTATCCGACCAGTTCACTCAATGCCTCTTTGACTGCTTCTTCGATTATCGCTTTGCATTCCTTAACATCCTTAGCTGCGTTTACTTCAGCAGCAACCTTGGTTGGCACAGCAAGTAGCTTGACCTTCGATTTAAGCAACTGATCCTCAAACTGCTTCACGATGTCATCTATCTTAACTAACTCGCCACGGCCAATCGCATTCTCCATCTCCTTTGCGTCAGCCTGCTCCTTGGCCAACCTTGCGCGTTCAGCAGATAGATCAAGACCATCCTCGCTGTAGCGCCCAGCCGCAATCTCACGCAGATGGTCAAGATACTGCTTGGAGCATTCCTCATAGGTATATTGCCCACGCTCGCGCTCTTCGATGATACCACGGGCTACGAAATCTTTAAACGTGCTTACATTTACGCCCAGCTTTGCCGCTATTTCACTTTGTGATGCCATGTCTCACCATTTTTACATGCTATCATATAGCTATAACCATAGATTTCACAATGCTATATTTAGTGTCTCCCCCCTTATAAGACCCCTATCACTAGAAAAAAATCGTGGTGCGAACTACC